TACGGGGAGTTGGCAGAGTTTGTAGGACACAAAGAATTTGATGTTGAAGTATCGACAACTGCACAGGCCGTATCGTTTCTTGTTAATAATTTTCCGCAAGTTGAAGCGCATATGGCAAACAGATATTACAAAGTTTTGGTTGATAAACAAGAGGTTATAGCCGAGGAACTACATTACCCAATAGGCCAATCTGATATTAAGTTTGTACCTGTCATTTCTGGTGCTGGTGGTAATTTTGGAAAAGTTTTGTTAGGTGCTGCGCTGATAGGTTTTAGTTTAATGATGCCCGGCGGTGGTTTATTTGGTAATACAGCCTTTGGTGTTTTTGGTGGCCCCATAGCCAACGCTGGTTTATATGCCGGTATCGGTACTGCTGCAAGTGCTATTGGTGCTTCTTTGGTGCTAAGTGGTGTAAGTGGTATGTTATTTCCTGTACCAAAAATGCCCGAGTTTAGTTCTGAGCAAGACCCGCGAATATCTTTCAGTTTTAGCGGGACGCAGCAAACTAGCAGGGCGGGTACACCTGTTCCCATTGTTTATGGGGAGATTTTCACCGGGTCTGTTGTAATTTCTGGTGGCGTTGATACGGAGCAAGTACAAGTATGACCGATAAA